CCAGTCCAACGCTATAGCGATTGGCTGCATCAAAAATCCTGTCCAAATCTTTGGACGTAAAACGTGAAAGTCCAGTCATTGTAGTTCTCCTTAAAAAGCGAGAGTCGTTGTGTGGTCCCCGAAGGCAACCACTGTTATTTAGAGAAAAGGCGTGAAACTTTAATAGCGGAGAACCGTATTAAAAGTTTCGGTTCTCACCAAAAGAAGAGATCTGCTAAATAGCTCTGATCATATATATTGGTTCAGTAATGAAGAAAGCATTGTTTGCTTTTGGAATGATTCTGATGGTAACACCTGCATACGCTGGTGGTCTTGTTACAAAACACGCTTCTAGCACACAACTGACTGTTGATGCAGCACGTTCTACTGCGGTAAGAATTGGTGGTAGTTATTCTGCTTCTGGTTCTAACATCTCGGTCACCACAATGGGTGGTGCTACCTCTGGTGCTGGCACATACACTGTCAATACTGCTGGTAACGACTGGTCTTTGACTGAATCATATAACGCAGCAGATAGTGTCCCTGCCTCTGCTGTAAGCACAGGTGATGTTCCTAACTTCGGCAACCTCACGTCTTATTCTGCTGGCACTGCTGGTTCTCTGGCAGGCACAATCACAAGTGGTCACGCTGTTACGTTAACTGCTGGTGGTGCTGGTACATCTGCAACAGGACAATTTGTTTCTGAGATTACTGTAATCGACTGAGGTTTGATATGGATCGTTTGAAAGAAGCAATCGGTCTCGGGTTAATTCTTGGTTCTTTACACGGGGCTGCTCAGGCAGTACCCGTGGTACCAAATTTTACCCAGGGCTCGATGACGAGCCACACAGAAACAACAAGTAAGGTAACAGAAACCATCAATTCGATGGACTATAACACTGGATATCAGTATTCAGTTACAGGGAGTGGAGTAACTGCGTCGGGGAACCTTACACCAGGCACAGGTACAAGTAGCGTAACTATTGATGGAGTGACTTCGCAATGGACAGGAATTGGTTCAAGACCAACAATCACACAGACAACACCAGGAGCAGCGTTTCAGTTCACGGAGACGTATCAAGGTCCTGGTTTAAGCAATCAAACAATTATACAAAGGGTAACCGAAGTTACCAGTGTGACCGACACAACAAGCATCTTCACACAGTAAAAAATGTATCGCTCAGCACTGCTATTGGGATTAGTTTGCTATGTCCTAGCGTTCTACGTGCTGAAACTGTTGGTGGAGTCTCTGCAACAGCTTCCCCAATAGCGAATAGCTCAGGCTCAGTGACCAACCAAGCCATTCAGGTTTTACAAGGTCCATATATCACAAATACATATGGTAACGGGATCCAATGTCAAGGTCCCACTCTCAACTTCACACCGTATGTAACTGGTGCTGCATCGATGCAGAAACCTTACGAACCATACTATATGGATCCTGTCTACGATATGAGAGACTTGGATGACGACGGCTCTTTAGACAATCCTGGTGGCATTCTCTACCACGTTCCTACAAGAACTGGACAGAAAGATAACTACAATATCGGTATTGGTTTCTCTGCTACTTGGTCTCGTCCTCTTGATAAAAAACTTCAAGACCAATGTAAGCAAGCAGCAGCTGCAAACATTAGATTGATGGAGCAGCAAGTTGCTAACAAGAGATTAGACTTTGAGATCGCAAGACTCAAAAATTGTGGTGAGTTGATGAAGGCTGGAATTCAGTTCAGACCTGGAACAAAGTATGCTGCTATCTGTGCAGATGTAAGTGTTAACAATCCTGCAGGACATACACATCCACACGTCCACGCTATTCCCGCCCCTTCAAGACGCGAATTGCCCTATTCCGAGAACGCTGCTGACCTCGGCGCTCCCTTAAAGACTCCGTAGGGACATCCTTTCCGAGTTTTTGTTTGATCTTTTTAATAGTTTTCTTAACCGCTGGTTTGACCACTTTCAATAGTAGGTCTGCCAGCGGTTTTGCTAGTAGTGCTGACGTGGTTGCAATGACAGCAACACCGCCAACTTGTACAACTTGTCCACCACTAGGAAGTCCAGCAAGGATTTGTTGAGGTATTCCGACTGCTTCTGTTATCTGGACACACTCGTTGCCCAACAGTTTATATTCGGTAACCTTCTTTCTGAAACCCTCTACATATGTGCCGACAGGTTCTTTTGCCTGCTGTGCTGGTGTAGGACAATCTACCTTGGCAGTAGCAGGTGATGCTGTCTGGGGTAATTCTACTTGTCCAGGTGGTTTTGGTGTCTCTTTCTTTCTGGTATCAACACCAGCAGGAGCAGTAGGAATTATCTGCTCGGGTTCATAGTTGATAGGATTATAACTAGGAACGCCAGCGTCACAATAGGTAACTAGACCATTCTCATCATCTACCCCAACTTTGTTGGATTTGTTATTTGCTTCGTGTGCCTCTACGCAGCCAGGGACATCAACAATAGGAATACCAATAGTCTGGGTAACTGGTACCACAGGAGGAATTGCCTGAGGTGGGGTTGTCATCCACTGTGGAATATCCACATCAGCAATGTTGATATTTCTTATGTTGATGTCCCTGATCTCCATCAGAATGGAAGCGCAGGACCTGTAACAGCAGGAGCACCGCCACCCACCTCAGGGGAAGCAGGAAGGGCACCACCAGTGACTTCAGGCATCTTGGGCATAGCAGCGTCCAGCATCCCTGGGAGGGCACCAGCGACTGCTTCTGTTGCTGCTTTAGTAGCAGCACTCTTTGCCTGATCAATAAGGGCATCCTTATTCAAAAGCAAATAAGCACTACCACCGATGAGACCAAGAGAGGTCAAACCAGATAGCAGTGCTACAACATTAATCAGTTTTTGCATCTTTCTTGGGCTCCACGGCAGAGACTACAGGGGGTTCCTCATTTTTCTTTGCCTGTGGTTTGCCGTTTCCGTTACCTCCACCTGCTTTAGCAGGAGAAAGTCCGAACGCAGCTAACGATCCAGAAAAGACTGAGGCAATGAAGGTAGGGTCAAAGTCAAGAATCTTTTGACCGTTGGGGAGTCGAACGTAACTAAACGTGAGTAGAGAAGCAGACCAAATCAGGACAACAACTTTCACTAAATTACCAAGAACTTCACTCTTATCTTCATTATGGTCTTCCTTCTCTACTGCTGGTTTTGAATCAGACATTGTAGAGAGGTAAGGCTCAGTTATTTAGCAGTCGTCACAGTGATCCTTATGCCACTTCTTACGAACTTTCTTCAGTTCTTTTAGTTCCATTTTGATGTTTTGATATGCAGTCTCAGCATCAAGTTTCTTTGCCATTTCCATAGCACAGATCATACTGACCCTGGTACCAAATAGTTGGACCGCCTTATCATAACAATCCATCTCATCATACATAATCAAACCTCAGCAGTTTTTTTCTTGCCAATGTTGTACTTAGACTCAAGAATCCATTCACCCTTCTCACGGAAGGCAATGACTTTAATCTGATTGAGAGGAGCGATGTCTTCGATTTGACCTTCACTCACAATACTAACAAGTCCCCAATCAGAGAGGAGTTTAGTAATTCTGTTGCGACGTTGCACATCATTAGTTGTTAGATTAGCGTGCTTACCATCCAGAGCAAACAACTCTTTGAAGTGAACGATATAATACTTTCCTTTCTTGTGCAGAATGTGACAAGACTGGAACAATTTCTTTTCTTTGCGTGACGCTACACCAATCCTAGTAAGAGTCTCACGCACTTTTAGAAAATCATCTGGTTGGTGGAGGGTAACCTCTACCATCATTTCAGGATCCCAAGCGATCTCGGTGGCTTGATCCATCATCCTTTGCCTCCTGTATTCATTTTTGATCTAATCAATTCAATCTGATCTTTGGTCAGAATTCGTAACGCATCCCGTGCTTTTTCATCTGAATACTTGAAGTAATCTTTGATGAGGTCAAAGTCTTCTAACTTGTCCTTCTTCTGCCAGGGAGAGAAACGGCGTTTCTTTCTCAAACTATTTAGATAAAACGAATATTGAAGATCATTGTCCAGACCGTGCAAGCGATTCATCTCATTGGCATACATAATCGCATCAACGTGACTAGACAAACAACGGTTGACAATGTATGCAGGATAGTTCTTACCAAACTGCTCACCATTCTCACCCTCCAGAAGATTATCCTTAGAGAAGTTGATGGTGTTCAGGTAATCTTTCAGAGGGTACTGGTCGCGCTTGCTCATATTGTTGGGTGGGATTGGAATACAATACTGTAACGTCTAGGGAATCCATCACGGACAGGAGGTCTTGCCAAGTGAGGAATCGTAGACTTGAACTTAATTAGTCTACCTGCTCTCGGAAGAACTGACTTGATAATGTCATCTGTCTTGGGATCGATGAAGATAGTTTCACCACCCATATCAACAGTCCAGTCAAGATTCACATAGAGAAGATATGTCATACCTTCTTCAAGTTCTGAATCTACGTGAGGTTTGGGGTTATCACCGTGGCGGAAACAGTTATATAAACATTTCTTTGACGGTGGTGAACCGATAGACTCATAAACTTTCTTGGCAATAGGTTCCATCTGTCTCATCTCAAAGACGTTACCAAGAGTATAGTCTGCTCCAGTTGCAGGACTGTCTGCTAGACGTTGCCACCCAGTGTACATATCAAGATAGTAAAATGCTTCCTGACAAAGTTTTCTGGGAATGGCATTGTCAATAACTTCAATCATAATTTCGTACTAGCAGTTCTTTCCTCTTAGATTGTTCAAGGTTGTATGATCCAGTAGATCGCATTGTGTAAGTTAAGTTCCACTCAGTGAGGTTGTAGTGTTGAAACAACTCACGAGTATTATCGTTTGAGTTGTAGGTAATCATCCAATTGTGTTTGGATGCCCTACATACCTCAGCAAAATACTTATGGTCGAAACCCTTATGCATTGTTCCACCCTTGCCACCATAGAGAAAGTCTTTGATGTCATAGGGAGGGTCCAAGAACACAAAAGTTTCTTTGGTACCTTCTTCCATAAGCAAATCACTGTAATCGTTATTGGTGATATGCCAATGCTGAATTAACTCCTGAAAATCAGGGAGTCTTTTCATACCCCGTGCACTGAAGTTGGAGTTAGATGCCTGTGCGGAGAACGAGGAGTTCTCAGTGAGTCCAGAGAATGAACATTTGTTTAGCACATAGAAGTAAACTCCCTGCATAAACTCATTAGCATCAGCAATCTCTTGCTTACACATAGCAAACAACTCTCGTGCTGACTCAGGATCTGGATACTTTTCCTTTAATGCCAGAAGAGTCTCTGACATACGATCACCTTCTTCCTGTAGTTGCACCCAGAAGTTGTACAGATAATAGTATTTGTCATTCACCCAGACTTCGGCTTCAGGGTGAAGCTTAGTAAAGGCAATCGCAACAGAACCACCACCGAGAAACGGTTCACGGTAATCGGTAACATTGTCAGGGAATTGGGGGAGAAGGTACTGTGCTGCTCGGGATTTACCCCCTGGG